CGTTGACGATGATCGACTTGAGTGTTGGCGCGCCATGCGCTAATGCCCACGCGATACCGGTGAAGTAGCGCCAGATGTTGTTTCTTTTTACTTCTTTCTGGTCGCCCCACCAGATAATGTTCGGCGCGCGCTGAAGGTCTGTCCCCCACACAATCGGGATTGACCGCCCCTCTGTAGCTGTAGGCAAGTCCCAGTCCTTGTCTGGCCTGTCGTTGGTTTTGGGCCGCAGCAGCGCCGAAATCACGTTCAGCGCAAGCGACGCAATTGCAATGACGATGGCAATCAGCGGGAAAGGCATCAGATTATCCCCCCTTTTTGCGGATCGCGGATTGGAATGCGGAACCCGCCCCACGCTAAGCCGTTGTTTGTTTCACTGCCGAATCGGTTTTGGCAGGTCGCAAACGCTCCGTCACAACCAGCGACAGCCGTCACAGTGTTCCCCACGGCAATACCTAAATTGGAACGAGTGCGAACCGTGCCCGGCCCCGGCAGGTACTCGTCAATCGTATCGCTACGCCCGTCGGCGGTAATCAAGTGTCCGTTGACGAAATACCCAGCCGGTTTACCTTCCCAAGCTGAAGCTGTCACCTGAAGCCCGGACACGGCTGTTACCGTGCCGGCGAAGGTGTGACTGGAGAGATTGACCGGACACCACGGACGCCCCAACACCCACTGACAGGAACCGCCAAACTGCTGTGGCGCAAGCAGCCCGTCAACGCGGTTTATCCCGGCGTCACAGAGCAGACGCGCTTCAACGCCTTGGAAGGATACGCCTATCACCGAGCCGACCCAGAAGACTTGCACCGCTGTCAGGTCGTTTAGGTGAAACTGGCGAATTCGGACGCGCAATCGTGGTCGAGCTTGACGCGCAATCGTCACCACCGGCAAGTCTTGACGGCACAAAATTATCAACCGCTGGTCTGTCTGATTGGGCTTGAGTTCCAACGGCTCAACCGAAATCACTTCCGGCGTGTATGGATGGCCGGCAACCGTCACGGTTGCCCAAGTGGACGTGTACCGGTAGTAAGTATTGTGCGCGAGAAACTCGAACGCCAGCGCTGGCCGACTTGTCCCTTGCCCAGTGTCAAGCGTATCCCAGCTCACTTCGCCCTCACGAATTCGTTGTCAGTACGTGGCGCAGCCGTGCCGCAACTTGCACCAGCGTAGTCGTTTCCCAACGGAAGCGGAAGTTGTCAGTGTCAAATCGCACCGGCAGCAGCCACGTAATCCGGTCTATCTCTCCGATTGCCACTGCCACGCCCAGCGCCGAGCTGAGCGTCACACTGGTGGCTGTTTGTGCGGTAACGTTGCGCCGGAAAAGTGTACCGTCTTTCAGCCGGATTGTCAGAGCAGAACGGCACGGCGGCACAGTACCAGTAGCCGTGTTGGTCACGGAAATCACCGTGTCCGACGCTCCGATTGGCGCGGTCAAACGCAGGTCGCGCGCCCAGGTATCCCACCAAAACCAGCCCCACCGCCCGCGTTGCAAGTGCAGGAAGTCCAGAAACTTGCCGAAGGCTTCGCGTGCGGAGAAAATCCACTGGAAATCGTACGCCACGACGGATTGCGACCACGCTGGGTAGGCCGTCGTCAGCCCCGTTTCGTAGGAAAGCGTTTCGACGCGGCGTGACCATTCCAAACTCCGGTCTTTTTCGTCACTCTTGTGCTCTAGGACAATACGGTTGGAGTACGTCGGATAGTCGTGGTCAACCAACCGCCCAAGCAGAACGCTTGAATCCAAGAATGCGTTGACGCGCAACTCTTCAAGATCAACCGTATAAACCCGCCCGTCAACGTCAGGTAGCAACCGCGCTTTGACGAGAGGCGCAACGCGCCCCTGCAAAGCGCTTGCCGTCGGAGTCGTCCAGCTTATCGAAGTCGGCGACTCCACAATATCGTCGCACACGTGCCATGTCTGTTCGTCCTGCCACAGGATGGCTTCGCCGCCGTCGTAGTACTGGCGTCCTGGCGTATTGACTGAGCAACTCGTAGCTCCAACGCTAACCGATACCGGACTGGCGTCCTGCCAGACCGGAATGCGTACCTGCTTGCCCAGCAGGTCAAGCAGCCGCCGGTGAATGCGGTTTCGACGCTCCGACGTGCGCGTCAAAAGCGGGTACTGTATTTGGCGTTGTGGTGCATCACGAGTGCAGCGCCGGATTTCGCGCCCGTCCCACGCGGCTTGGACTTCCGTGCGATAGCTCCAGATTTCGTCAATCCCGTTTGCCCAGTTCGGCTCGAAGGCGAAGACAGGTGCGGTCATTTTATTCCTTCACCCAGACGACTTCGGTGCGCGGAACTTTTGCGGATGCATTCCCTTGCCCTTGTAACCCACTTCCTCGCCACCGTCCGGCAGCATGGCAGGCAGTGTGAAACTTATGCACCTTCCATCCGTCCTGCGCGAACGGTGAATACAAAGGATGCTCGTACCCCGAAACGACAGCTTTGCCTTTGATGCCAAGCAGCAACCCCACAAGCTCTTTGTGATGCTCATTGGTCATCTCATAAGCATAAACGTTCTGGTCTTTCCGAGTCGCACTAACATAAGGCGGGTCAACATAAAACAGCGTATCCGGCGAGTCCCAGTAACGGATAACTTCCAGCGCGTCCCGGCAGTCAATTTGCACCAGCATCAGCCGCCAACGCCAAGCGTCGAGCATTGAAAGGCGCATAAGCCAAGCGTTGCAAGTGCCAGCACAGCCTTGATCGGACGTAAACTCTCTGCCCCAATTCCCGCCTTTCGCTCCGACTTTCCCGCCAAAGCCCATATTCTGCCTGACCATAAAAGCCCACGCTCTATTCACTGGCGTCAGGTCTTCTCGCTTTAGCATCTCAATTGCTCGCAAAAACTCGCTTCGCGCGTAGGGCGTGTACATCAGTCTGAAACGCAGCTCTTCGTGCGTCTCTTTGTTCTGCAAAACGCGGAACACGTTCACCACGTCTTCGTTTAAGTCGTTCAAGACTTCGACCGGCGAAGGCTGCTTGGCGAAAAATAGTGACGCCGCCCCACAAAACGGCTCAACGTACACTCGGTGTGGCGGAAGCAACGGCAAAAGTTTGGCGAGCATTCGCCCCTTGCCGCCGAAGTATTGAAAAGGGGCGCGTAGTCTTTCGCTTTTGCTTGCGCTCATACCGTTTTCGTGCGCACTCATACCGTCCTCAGCATCTGCGCAATCCGCCCACGATTGGCGCGGATATGGTTGATCACAATCCTTTCACCCGCCGCGCCCATCAGGTGGTCGTCAAAACTGCCAGTATCCACGCGGTTCACAATCGTCACGGGCTGCGCTGCCCCCGTCGCCGCCGGTATTGACGCCAGCGCGTCATTCGGGATAATCGTGCCAGAAACGCGCGGCACGAACAACTCCGGGCCCTTCTCACCAACGATATACGGCGCGTTAGCTGCAACCGCGCCGCCCGCCGCCTTACCCGGTATCCCCGGCAACGCTCCGCCAAGACCGATTTTGCCGAAAATCCCGCCCAAGGCGCCTTGCAGCAGCTTCAGCACGAGCATTTGCGCGATAATCCGCGCGATAGATTGCACGACAGAAAGCGCAAACTGCTTGAACGCTTCTTTGGCGTTGCGCGCGTTCGCAATCAACCCGGCAAACAGGTTTTCCAAAGAGCTGGCAAGGTCAGCCCGGATTTGTGCACCGGCGTCACGCGAAACCACTTTGATTGATTGAACCGCCTCAATCGCGTCACGCACAGCGTCAACGTTCTCTTGCGTGGGCAACGCTTGCGCTGCTTCGCGCGCCTTTTGCGCTAAGGCGTCAAGCGTGGCTTTGCGCCGCTCGTATATCGCGTTGACGGCTTTTTGCACTTCAGCTTCCGTGTAGCCCGCCAGCCGCATTTGTTCAGCCAGTTGCGCCTGCTCACGCTTGGTCTCCGTAATCGCGCGCTGCAATTCCGCCACAGCCTGGTCAACAGCAATCTGCTCCAGACGCTTTTGGCGGATTTCTTCTGCCAGTCTGACCTGCTCGCGCTCGCCGTCTGTCAGCGTTGCCAGCACCGCTTCGCGGTCTGCGTTAGCCTGCGTTAGTTCGCTTCTGACGCGCCGGAGCGTCTCAAGGTATTCCTGCTCCGCCCGCAAGCGCTCTACGGCGAACCTGTCACCAGTGGCGGCAACCAAAGCAGCTTGCAGGTCTTCTATCGCCGCCTGTTCGCGCCGGTAGGACTCTTCGTTTTCGCGTGCGGTTCGCAACCGCGCCGTTTCGCGTTCGGCTTCGATTTCCGCCAGCCGTGTGGTCAGGTCAATAATCCGCGCCTGTGCCTGTGCTTCCTCGTCCAGCAGACGCTTGATTTCGCGGTCGCGCGCCTTGGTGTCTTTGATCTTCGCCGCCGCTTCACGGTCAACAATCGCCTGCTGGAGTTTCGCGAATTCCCTTACTCGCTCCTGCTCCGCCCGGCGTCTTTCGTTTTCCGCCTGGGCTTCCTGCAACTTGGCAAGCTCGCGATAGTACTGCTCTGCTGAAATCCGTCGTCGCTCGAAGCTGTCCCGGAGTGCCGCCGTTGCAGCCTCAATCCGCGCGCGCTCCAGCCGGTAGTTTTGGTCGGCTTCAGCCGCAATCAGGCGTTCGATTCGGGCAGCCTCCGCACGCCGGGCTTCGAGTTGCTTCAGCACTGGGTCTTCCTGTTTCCCGCCGCCGCCACCTTTGCCGCCCTCAGCCTTCGGTACTTTTGGTGTGCCGAAAACGCCGGACAGGTTAGCAGGCAAGTTTGCCTTGGCCTCACCGCTTAGCTTTTGTCCGCCAATCTGCGCTAGTTGTGCGCTTGTAGCGCTGCGTAGCGCACTGGCGGTTGCCTGCGCCGAAACAGCCACCCGCGCAAACACCGACGCCAGAAGTCCCACAGAAGCTGCTACGCCGGAAATCGCCGTGGCAATCCGCCCTACAAACTCTAGTACGTCAGCGACCACGTTCAAGACGCCTTGGAACGCCCGTCGCGCTGTGTCAACCAAGAAAAACCAGCCACGCACCGTCGCGGCTACCACCGACGCCAGCCCGGCAACGATTTCAATCACGCCACGCACGCCTTGCAGCGTGTCAATGACCGCCTGCGCCCCGGAGCGCGCGTCGTCAAAAGTCAGCCCTTCCAGTATCGCGCGCGCAATATCGGTGATTGCGTCAAAAATCTTCTCGAATTCGCGTCCGATTTGCTGCACCAGCGCCGGATTGCGCTCAAGAAATTGTCCCAGTTGATTGACCTTGGCGAGAACGTAGTTCAGCGCGTCCAGCACAGAGCGTGAAAACGCCGCGCCGATTTCGTCAGCCACACGCGCAATCTGCTCGAACGCCGGAGACAGCTTGACGGCTTCGGCAACGCCGGTCTGGGTATTGCGCGTTATCGAGATCAGTCCGTCCTGCACCTGTGACAGCGCCTGCTTCAGCCCGTCAAACAGCCGCCCGCTACCAGCCGTGGCAAACAGCGTCAACGCTTCTTTCGCGTTACCGAGCAACCCGTCAAACGACCGCGCTGCAAGCTGTCCGCCAACCGTGACCGCCTGTAGCTTCTCTTGAATAAAGGCGAAGGCTTGCGCAACGTCGGTCTTCAAAAGCTGCTGTAGCTTTTTCCGGTCTTCTTCTGTGTTGAACAGCGACAGCCCGACACGCGCATTGCGATCAATCTGTCCCGTCAGGATTGCGCGAATTTCCTGTGGCAGTTGATAGCCCGGCATTCCCAACGCCGCGCCAAGTTGCCCAATCTGGAGCGTCAATTGCCGAATCTGATCAGGATTGAACCCGGCGGAAATTCCGCTGCCCAAGCCCTCTTGGAAAGCCTTGGACAGGTCTTCAAACGACACACTCGTGTCAATCGCCGCCAGCTTGAGCTTCTGAAGCTGGTCGGCACCGATAGCGCCGGCAAGCCGGAACGCTTCGCCAACGTCCGTTACAGACTTGCGCGCCAACAAGTTGTTAGCGACAAGCGTGCGGATTGAAAGCTCTGTATTTTCCAGCGTTCTGGCAAAGCGTAACCCTTCGCCGTAAAACGCCTCAAAGCCCGAACTGACGGCCCGTAACGCGCTGGACAGCACACCGATTGACTGCGTTACAAGCGAAACCGCTGCGTTGGCGGTCTGAAGCGCGCTGGAAAGCTGCTGGACTCCGGCGAGGTTGTCGAGGCGGATTGAACCAAGTGTTTGCGCCGTCTGGCGAAGCGAACGAAGCGACGCCTCTACGGACGCCACGGCGCTTTTGGCCGCCTGTTCGCCCGTAGTCTTCAGCGCAATCAGGAATTGCAATCGGTCGGTCGCCAAGCTATCTTCTCCTCAACCTTCCATCGCGACTGCCAGCAAGGTTGCGCGGCTCCGGCTTCCTCAGCCGTTCTCAGTCCCGCCAGCAGCCGCGCCGCCTTCCTTCAGCCAGCGTTGTGCCGGTTTACTGCCAAGTGCAGCCGCCGCGCCGATTTGAACGGCCAACGCCGCGTCACGCAATTCTTGTAGCTGTAGCAACGCAATTTCCGCGTAGTACCGTTGCGCCTGCTGCAAGGTCAGGTTGCCGACTTCTTCGTAGCCGAAGCCGTTGCGCACCAGCGCAACAACAAGGCGGTCAAGCGTTATTCGCTCTTTGGCGCTGACGGGAAAAAACCGCCGTCACCCCCGTTATTCAGTTCGGCAATCAGCGGCGCAAGCCTGGCGGCCTCCACGAGCGTCACGTCGGGGAATTCACGCTCGAACTCTTCGGGCGTCATCCACAGTGCGCCCGCCAGCAGGATATAAAGCTGCGAGGGGTCGTCTTCGAGTGCGGCTTGGACTCGCAGCACGCGCGTGGCGTCTTTGAGGCGCACGGGTCTTAGCGTCACCGTGCGCCCGCATAAGGTTGCCGTCTTGGTTGGGACTTCCATTACTACTCGACCTCAAGGATATTGAAGTACTCGCCGAAGTTCGTGTAGTTCGTGCCGGTGCTGTAGTTCTCGTCCCGCAGAACCGCGCCCTTCAAGGTGAACATTGTCGGGTCGTCGTTCAACAGCATCAACGATTCGGATGCGTTGAAGGCGAAGCGGTAGATTGTCACGTTGACGCGCTTTGATTGTGCCGCGACATTGATGCCGTCAATTTCCAACCACAGTTCCGGCGGGTCGTCGTCATTGAGCGCCGGTATTCTGGTTTGCGCCGCGTAGTTATACGTCACCGCCGGCTGGGTGTTAATGTTCGTTTTGATGCGAATCCGCCCAGCCTTCGCATCTTCCAGCTCGTAATCCCCCGGCGACGAAAACCCAGTGATTGCCAGTGACGAGATATTGCCGAACCTCGTTCGGTAATACGTCCCGTTGACCATATTAGGAGGCAGGTTTTCGCCAGACGATACAGAACCGGCAGCGATGTCGAGAAAGTTACCCTTGATCGCCAGCGCCAGGTTCCGCTTGTCGTACTCGTCGAATTCAAGTGTGCAATTGAGTTTCAAGCCGAACTGGTAGCGGTTGTCCATGATGCGAAGGCCGCTCGTGGACTCCAAGTGCTCAATGATATTTGTTTCGGTCTCAATAGAGCACGAGCGCGCGTTTCCGAGATAGCGGCGTGGCCCCGGATTACCGCTTGCGTTGCGCTCGGCCCAATACACTTTCCCTTGCAGGTGCAGGTAGCGGCCCATTTTCTTCAGTCACCTCCGTACGGAAATTGCCGGGTTCCGGCGTAAAGACTTGCCGCCAACCAGCGGCCAAAAACTGCGGTAACGCGCTCGCGTCAATCGCAGCGTGGACGTTGCTTTCAGGGTCAAAAACTTCAACCAAGTCGCTCACGACACCCTCCAGTACAAGCTCAACGTCAGGTCAATTTGCGCCGTTAGGTAGTGGACGCGCGCACTACCCGTAGCGGCCGCACCAAGCTGGATTTCCGCTTCCAGCGCCTCTACCCTGCGCAGAACGTTCGTTCTTGGATCGGCGTCGTCCAGCCCGAAACGCGCCGGAAACAGCAGCCGGCGAAACACGTCGTCCAGCCGCTCGTGAAACTCAGAGTGCGCCTGTACGCCTTTGACGCTTTCCGCGTAAACAACCCGATAGACCGCCTCGCCGGTCGTCATCCCGCTGTGATCGCACGTCAGACGCACGCGCAGCCGGTCAATCACCGCCGACCGAACAGCAGACTGGTCAGCAACCGGCGCAAGCACCGGCGCGCCGTCGGCATCCGTCGAAAGCGGCAAATACAGACTCACCTGCGCCGTGGGCACAGCCACCAGAATCCTGTCCTTGATGGCTTCGCGGATAATCTCGTCCATTACGGAAGCACCAGTGCGTCAATCAATCGCCGTCGAACGGCGGCTTCAATCCGGTCACGGCTGGCGCGCCAGCCTCTTTCGTAAAAGTTCCGCGCGCGAATCCCGCGCCTGCCAATCGCACGCGCCACCAAGAAGGCATTCAGGTGAAGCAGACCCTTCAAAACAATCCACCGCTGGATTGCTTCCACCGGCGGCATTCGTCCGGGACGCCGCCCGCCAATCACAAAGCGCGAGTAAAAAACGTCCGAGCCGACAATCAGGCGGATTTCACTTAGTTGCTGGCGCGTCTGGCGAATCTCGACTCTCGTGCGAATCGAGTTGAGAAATCGCCCCGAAGCGATTGCGTCAGCCTCGCGCACCTTGTCCTTGACAGCGCGCGTCAAAATCGCACCAGCGCTACGCCCGATTGCAGGCGCTTCACGCTTCAGCTTCTCAAACTGGATCGCAATCCGACGCTCCACCAGCTTAGTCAAAGAACTGCTCACGGCTGTTCTCCCGTCCGGCGCACAACCGTGCCCGTCAAAGCCCAAATCCGCTTCGACTGGCTTTGCGGCTCTTGGCGCTGCGCAACCTCAATCTCAATCTCGCCCCACGCCAGTCGCTGCGCCCGCGCGATCTGGTCGCGCGTTACCTCGTCACTTTCCGCAATCAGCACGCGCCACGAATCACCGAGTTGTTCGGCGTACCAACCGGAAGCTACTTGCACGATTTCTTCTGGCGCGTCGTTTGCGTCGTTGATACGGCGTAGCGACAGCGCCGTATCGCCCCAGAACAGTCTCCGCCGGACAGACAGCCCGACGGCGTAAGCTCTCGTTACCTGGATTGCCTTAGCCACGGCGCGCTTCTCCCCACGAGCCGCCCATCAATGCCGCCGGGTCGTAACCCAAGCGGATTATCAAGCGACGCCGCACCACGGCACGGTCACGCTCCACGTCGTAATCCAACCCGTCACCGCCGGTTGGACGGATTTTCTCTGTGCCAAAGCCCAGCGCGTCCCACTCTTCAATGTCGGCGCGCGTTGCCTGGCGCTGCACCGGCGTCAGGTCGTCCACGGCGTCAACGATTGAGTCAATCGAAATAAAGAGCCGTCCGCCGGTGACGATTTCCCGCACCTTCTCAAGCTCAAGCTGCGTCAAGGCAGCGCTACTCTTGCTCTCGATTGTTTCTAAGGTCGCCACGATGCAGCCGCCAGATTCGGTAAGCCCAGAACACCACGGATAAGAAGGCGGCCAGAAGAAGCAGCGCGTGCGTCACGAGCTTCAACCAGCCGCTCAACTCATCCAGCCACAGTGCGTCAGCGACAGCAAACGCCACCCAAGCCAGGAAAAACTTGATTGCGTAGTGTTTGTGCGCTAGCGCGATATACACGTTACGAAACCTCTTCTAGGACGTACGCCCGGATAGTCCCAGTCGCGCCCGTCCCGGTTGAAAACGCGATCTGTCCGCTGGCGTTGACAAACCGCGCCGACTCCAGCACCACGAAATAGGTGGTGTTGGCTGCGGTCGTCAGAACGAAATTCCCCAACGGACGAAACGACGGCGGATTGACGCCTTCGGTGAAGGTGATGTTCCCGGCGGTTGTCGCTTCGATATGCAGCAACAGCCGGTGCCCCTTCTTGATTCCGTTCGGCAGCGAGATCGTGTGCGATTCTGACGCGGCATACGCCAGCCCAGCCGGGAGCGTCACGGCAGTCGCACCGACAAGAGTAGGATTGAGATTCGCCATTGTTCCGCACCCCCTTAGCTAAAGTTGACGAATGCCATCGCCAGCATTTCCGGCCGAACCACCTTGCAGCCGTACAAATAGAGCGACTTGACGGCCTGCCCGAACCGACGCTCAGGGCGATAGACTTCCGTCGCTTGGATCAGCGCCACAAACGAAGTTGCGTCACTGACACCAGCGATAATCCGGTGAACGTTGGATTGAATCGGCACGTTGTTGCTCACAATCACGTCAAACCCGGCAATCGGGCCAACAAGCCCGTTCGCCAAGGCAGCCTGCGATTGCTGCGCCGCTGTAAACACACAATTCTGGTGAATCAGTAGGCGCGTCAAAAACAACGGCGACACGACTACCCAGCGACCGCTACGCGGGACGTTCGCCTCGTCCAGTTCCCCGGCAAGGCGCACCAGCGTCAGGTAGCTGTCGTTGGTAGCAGTGGAGTTGATTGTGATTGGAGTTGACTGCGAACCGATCTTGTTGGCGTTGGCCACGTCCGCCGCCATCTTGCCTGCCACGTGCTGGTCAGCCGTGTCAGCAAGCTTGTACGCCGCGCTACGGCTCGAAACCGCAATCAGGTCGTACGGCGACGTTGCCGTGTCAATATCATCAACCGCAAAGTGGACTGCCTTCGCTTGGTCAACGACGAGTGTGGTGCTGGCGTCGTTCAGCGCCTCCGCTGCGGCAAGGTCGGTGTTTCGGGTGTAATCAATGACAGCGGGCGACGACAGCATTGGGATACGCACGGTGTCCCCGACGCCGCGAAGCTGCCCTTCGTATTTTCGATTGACGCAACGCGGGCTGGCGTAAACAAGAGCTTTTTCCAGCTCCTCTTCCAGCGTTGCAGCCCAGACTGTGCCGATAACGTGTGAAAACGCCACGGGCGGGATACCTCCACGAGATTTGC